TACCTCCGTTGAGTATCAGGAAAGAGTTGCAACTAATGACACTACTCCTTTTACCCGAAAAGAACTTAGAGAATTTAATCTCGGCTCTCGTCAGCAGATTGGTGAGTATCTAATAGACTTTGGATGGCAACCTAAAAGGTTTACCCCAACTGGACAACCTATTGTTGATGAAGGTACTTTAAGTAAAATAGCACATATCAAAGAGGCTCAACTCATAGCTGAATATTTATTATTACAGAAAAGAGTAGGCCAAATTGAATCATGGATTGATAGTATTAAAAAAGACAATCGAGTCCATGGTTCTGTTATTTCTACCGGAGCTATTACTGGTAGGATGGCACACCGAAACCCTAATATGGCTCAGGTTCCAGCAGTCTACAGTCCTTATGGTAAGGAGTGTCGAGCTTGTTGGACTGTGCCGGAAGGCTATAAATTAGTGGGTATAGATGCCTCAGGTTTAGAACTGAGGATGTTAGCTCACTACATGTCAGATGAGGAATACATAAATGAAATTATCAATGGAGACATTCACACAACTAATCAGCAGTTTGCTGGACTTAAATCAAGAGATGAGGCTAAAACTTTCATCTATGCACTTATATACGGAGCCGGAGATGAAAAAATTGGAAGCATCGTTGAAGGAAATCGAGCAGATGGTAAACAACTGCGAGAACAGTTTCTTACTAGTTTACCAACACTTAAGGCTCTTAAGACAAGAGTTGACACAGCAGCTCAAAAAGGATTCCTTAAAGGACTAGACGGCAGGAAAATCTTTTTAAGACATAAACATGCTGCCCTAAACACTTTGTTGCAAGGTGGCGGAGCTATCGTAATGAAGAAAGCTTTGAACCTGTTGCATGATAACCTTAAAACTTGTAACATTGATTTTAAGTTTGTTGCTAACATCCATGATGAGTGGCAGATAGAAGTAAAAACAGACCAAGCAAATCAGGCGGGACAGTTAGCTGTTGAAAGTATTCGTGATGCCGGAGAGTATTTTAACATGCGGTGTCCCCTTGATGGCGAATTTAAAGTCGGAGATAATTGGAGTGAAACCCACTAAAAAAGACCGAAAGAAGTTTGATATTGACCTAGAGTATGGCAGTATCAGAGAAGAGAAAGTCGCAGAGATGCTCTTCAACAAAAAGATTGAAGTTAAATCTGAACGAGGTATGTGGATGAAGACTGGTAACATAGCTATTGAATATCAGAGCTATGGTAAACCTTCCGGTATTGAAGCGACTGAATCAGACTATTGGTTTCATCATCTTTGTGTTGGTGATAAAGAGTATTGCACTTTAGTTTTTCATACTGATGTGCTTAAAACTATTGTCAAAGAACTAGACACTTTCAAAACTGTTTCTGGTGGCGACCATAATGCCAGTAGAATGTATTTAATAAACCTACAAAAACTTTTTTCATCTGATGTTATTAAAGCTTTTAAGGAACTAGAAGATGAGCAAGAAAAATAAATCATTAGACACTTTAGTAGAAGATATCTACAACACTATCGGAGTTCTTTCAGATGGTGAGCAAATAAAAATCTCAGATAAACTTCTTGAAGAATTAGGTATTGACATTGTATCTGCTGTTAAAGAGTGGGCAACTCCGGTTAAAAGGAATAAAGCTACTAGTCAAACTTTACGGATGTCTAACATTGGTAAACCACAAAGACAGCTTTGGTATGATATGCATGAAGAGAGGGATGGCTCAAATAAAATGGAGCCAGTCACCTTTATAAAGTTTTTGTATGGTCACATTTTAGAAGCCTTGCTAATCTTCTTTGTTAAATTAGCTGGACACAAAGTTACTGGAGAGCAGAAAGAAGTCTCAGTTAAAGGTATTAAAGGCCACATGGATTGTAAGATTGATGGCGAAGTAGTAGATATTAAGACTGCTTCTGGTTATGCCTTTCGTAAATTTAAAGAAGGTACTTTAGCTGAGCAAGATAGCTTTGGTTACTTGGCTCAACTTGCTGGTTATGAAGAAGCAGAGAAGACATCTAAGGGTGGCTTCCTTGCTTTCAATAAAGAGACAGGAGAATTAGCTCTTTTTAGGCCTCAAGACCTTGACAAACCTAATATAAAAGATAAAATAGATAAGGTAAAACAAATTATTAAATCAGATTCTCCTCCTGATTATTGTTTTAGTGAAGTACCAGAAGGTAAAGCTGGTAACATGAAGTTACCTAAAGAGTGTACTTTTTGTCCTTATAAATTTAAATGCAAAGCTGACTCCAATGATGGAGTAGGGCTTCGTGTTTTTACTTATGCTAAAGGTCTAACTTATTTGACAAAAGTAGTAAAAGAACCTAATGTAGAAGAGGTATTATGAGAGGCAAGAAAGCTAAACAATTAAGACAAAAAAGTAAGTTACTTCTAGTAGAATGGTTAAAGACCATGGTGCCTGAAGGAGAAGATGTAACTAAAATAACAACCAAGAACTTAGATAAGTTTCTACCTGAACAAACTCATATTTATGCTAATAATAAAATGATGTTGAGTGCTTATTCTTTAAGATGGTTTTATAAACAAGTAAAGAGAAACCCAAACATAACCTTAGAAGACATAACAACATGACCATAAAATATAAGTTTAATGAAGATAAAATCTTACAAGAAATAAAAGCTTATATTGATTCTACTTACGACCAACACTACTCACAAGGTAAGTATCAAGCTACTGATATGATTATAGATGCCGGACATGGTGAAGGTTTTAGCATTGGTAATATTATGAAGTATGCTATGAGGTGTGGTAAGAAAGATGAAAAGAAAAAAGAACTACTTAAGATAATACATTATGGGATTATCGGTTTATATGTAGAGGACAACAATGGAAGATAAAGTAGGAGCAAAAGAATATTTAGGCATCAAGATTAATTATGATAATGAAAAGCTTTTAGATAAATTTAGTTTAGATACTTTAAAGGATAGATATTTTACAGGAGAAGAAACACATGCCCAAGAAGCCTTCGCAAGAGCCTCCGTTTTCGGAGCAACATTCAAAGGAGTTACAGATTTTGAACTGGCTCAGAGACTTTACAATTACAGTTCCCGTTGTTGGTTTATGTTTAGCACTCCTATACTTAGTAACGGGGGAACAAGTCGTGGGTTACCTATTAGTTGTTTCCTTAATTATGTTCCTGACAGTAGAACTGGTCTCTCATCTCATTATGATGAAAATATATGGTTGGCTAGTTCGGGTGGAGGCATTGGTGGATATTGGGGAGATGTGCGTAGTAACGGGGTATCTACTGCTCACGGTAGTAAGTCTACTGGTTCGATACCCTTTATGCATGTCGTAGACTCTCAGATGTTAGCCTTTAATCAAGGTGTTACAAGACGAGGTAGCTATGCTGCTTACATGAACATTTGGCATCCAGAGATTGAAGAGTTTATCAACATGAGAAAAGAATCTGGTGGTGATATAAATAGAAAATGTTTAAACCTACACAACGGAGTAAACATTAATAATGAATTCTTACAAGCTGTTGAGAACGATGAAGAGTGGCGATTGATAGACCCTAAATCTAATGAAGCTATTAAAACTATTAGTGCTAGAGATTTATGGTGGCAACTATTAAATGCTAGAGCAGAAACCGGAGAGCCTTACATTGTCAATATAGATACTTGTAACAAAGCTTTACCACAAAAACAAAAAGACTTAGGCCTGTCTATTAGGCAGAGTAATTTATGTTCTGAGATTACTCTACCAACTGATGAGGAAAGAACAGCAGTTTGTTGTTTATCCTCAGTTAATTTAGAACACTTTGATAAGTGGTCTAAGAATAAAAATTTTATTAATGATTTAGTTACTATGCTAGACAATGTCTTACAGCACTTTATTGATAATGCTGTCGACACTACACAATTAGGAGAATACAATGCTAACTTTAAAAGATTTACCAAACACATTAAAGAAGGGAAAGAAGGTTTTACTAAAGCAACTTACTCAGCTTATAGAGAAAGGTCGATTGGTTTGGGAGCAATGGGGTTCCATGCTTACCTTCAATCTAAACAAATACCTTTTGAAAGTATGTATGCTACTAGCTTCAATCACAAAGCATTTAAATATATCAAGACAAAAGCTGTGGAGGCTTCTCAAGGACTTGCTGAGTCACGGGGAGAGGCTCCTGATATCTCTGGTAGTGGG